GCATTGGTAACTGACGTAATTATGCCAAGGTTGCAACTATTTGAAGAGAAATTGACCGAATGGCTAACCGTTGGATATGGTTCTGATTATGTTATAGACTTCGATACTTCTAGTTATGCCGAATTGCAGCCGGATATAGAATTAATCTTTAAAACATTTGGAAATAGCCCTGCAATCAATTTGAATGAATTGAGAACTATGGTAGGATTTGATGAATCAGAATATGAGGGGATGAATGATCATTGGATTAGTTCAAGCCTTGTGCCCCTGAAAGATGCTTTAAATAGTCAGGCGGATTTTGTGGATTTTACGGAGTAAAATATTACCTTAGCATTTGTCAGGTCGCAGTGACAAATTAGAACTTAAAAACCAAATGCCCGATGGATTAGGACTGCGACCCTATGAAGTTGGGCGGTTTTATTTATGGCTAAAATTTTTGATATAGGTATTGCTCACCAAAAGATAATAAGGGATAAAAAAGCAGATTCAGATAAGTCTAATCTTTTTGGTGAATATTGGAAAGGTTTGGATTTAGACCTAAAAAAAGCCATTGTAAGGGAAATAGATTTGCATTCAGCTTCAAAGATGATAGTTGAATATGAATGGCTTGGATGTATGCCAGCCGTTAACTTTTATGCCTATGGAATTTTCTTTGATGGTGTTTGTGGTGGTGTTGTGGTTTACGGTCAAGAATATACCGAAAATTTAGGGGTTTGGGATAAATACGATTTTACAGGAAAGATTATTTTATTGAGTAGGGGTGTTTGCATTCATTGGACCCCAATAAATACAGCATCAAAATTGATTATGAGTTCTATGAAAATGATTCCTAAAAAGTATAAGATAATTACTTGCACAACCGATCATTTAGCTGGTGAAATAGGAACCATTTATCAGGCTTGTAATTTTGATTACGTTGGATCAATGAGAGAATCAAATCCTAATGTAAAAGGTAAAAAATTAGATAGGGAAGGATATTTAATCAATGGAAAACTATTTGGATCAAGAGCTATAAGGGCAAAAATAGGAAGTCAAAAAATGGAAGATATTTTAAAGAGATGGCCAAATGCTGAAAAGATAGCTCAAAACTCGAAACACAGATATTTCTATTTTACAGGGTCAAGATCAGATCAAAAGTATCACAGGTCAAAAATTGAGCATTTAATTAAGGAATACCCAAAGAGAAAATAAATACTTATTTTTACACCATGCCAAAACTAAACCTTACCCAAATACGGACCCGAAACAATCGGGTATTAAAGCAGTATGAAAATTACGGGGTTAAGGTATTCAGAAATGCACTGATTGAGCAGGCGACCAATCCAGATCCAAAGATAATGCAGGATGCCTATCTACTTTTCTACGAGCGTGTTTTTGTCGATGCTGCCAAACGAGAATACAATCGAATCAGAATGCAGGAAAAGAGTTTCATCCCGAATAGTTTCTTTTTAGCGACTTGGAAAGCATGGATAAGGGATTGGGTAATTATTAATTTGGGAGGTTTAATTACAAAAGTCAATCAAAATACTTTAGATCAGATTAAGCTAGTTTTAGGGGATGCTATTGAACAAGGTTTAAACCCATTCCAGACTGAGAAACTACTCCGCAAAGAAATAGGATCGAAAACAAGAGCGACGGCAATAGCAAGGACTGAAAGCACCCGAGCAAATAACATGGGCAAAGAACGCTCCGCTCAAGAATGGGCAAATGAAACGGGAACGGTACTTTACAAAACCTGGATTTGGGGAGGTTCAAGAGATCCGAGGGTTCATCACGTTAATATTCAGAATAAGCCGATACCAAAGGATTCATTCTTTACCTTTAGCAATCCGGATGGGAGTGTAGCTAATATGCTAATGCCGGGAGATTTATCAGGAGGTGCAGCGCAAACAATAAACTGCTCATGTACAGTGGTCTATATTTCGGAACGGTTTGCTAGAAAAAATTATCCTGAAAGTTTTTGATTCCGATTAAAGGTATTATATTAGCCTAAATTTAAAAGGAACGGATATGAGGCATTTTAAAGCTATTGGAAATTCAGGCATTCCTTTTCTAGAAATAGGTAGGATTTACAAAGGAAATTATAAGTTTTCTAATTGGGCAAATATTAAGACGCTTGCTTTTTTCAGTCCTGAATTACTTAAAGAAGTCGAAAAACCATTAAAACAAAAACTAAACGGAACGGATATGAAAGTAGAAATTAATGAGAAAGAAAAGACTAAGGAAAGAGAGTTTCCAAAGTTGATGATTTGCAAAGGTGAAAAAACAAAAGGATTAGTAGTATTTTTTGAATCAGAATGTTCTGGACAATCATTGAATAAAGTAGGTGTTTATTATAGTGGTTATACTTCTATTCATTGGGATATGGATCAATTCCAAGACTTCGATGGATCAATCACACTATCAAACGACTGAGATATGAAACCAGAAGATTTTGAACGGCTTAAAGCTATTTGTGAAAAAGAGGGGTTTGATGTATTGAACCTGACACATGATGATAATGAAAAGTATATCTTGGTAAAAAAGGCTAAGGATGAATGGGAAGGGGTTGAGTTTGTTAAATCATTGGATAATAGTTATCAAGCTTTTACTAAAGGCAAGATTTACAAAATAAGAACTTTAAAGGATAATTACGGGAATATAGGTGTTTTTGTAGATGATAAAGGTTCTGTAACAAATGGTTGGCATATATCAAACTTAAAACCCTCAACCGAACAAGCCTACGTCGATCAGTTAAAAGATGAAGCGTTTGAATTGTATGGGGATATAAAGGAGTGGGATGAGTTTGATAGGTCTGATATGAATATAGATAGCATTGATGACATTGCAAAATGTGAATCTAATAAATTTACATATTTTAAAAAAGATGACTGCCTTGAATTCGGTCACATTATTATTTATTCAAAAGGCAAATGGGCTAAGAAGATTGAGAAGGTGAGGGTTGAATGGAAAGATACAAGTAGGAATTATATAAGTTTTAGTTATTATAATTCAAATACGAATTTAGTACATCGGGGTAATGAACTTGCTGAAGTATTGGAAAAATATTTAAATCAATAGTCATTTTGGGTTAATTGTTGATTAAAGCCTCGGTCTTCTGGATTGAGGCTTTTTTGCTATATTGTGAAATGGAAGATTTGAAATTTATTACTCATTACTTAGAAGATGAAAAGCAAGAAATTTGGTTTATAATGGAATCAAATGGATTTGCTTTTTATAAAATGTATTCATACAAATCAGATAATTATTTGATTATTTCTGATTTATCGGTTTCCGAAACTTTACAAGGTCATGGAGTAGGAAGTCTCATAATCCAAAAATCAATAGATTTTGCAACTAAAAAAGGATTTAATGAAGTTTGGTTATGGGTAGATGAAAATTCATGGATGCAAAAATGGTATGAAAGGAAAGGTTTTATTTTCGATCAGATTAATAAAGATATTGAAGGAACTGTTTGGATGAAATATTTGATAAAGTAGTTCATTTTGATTTTATTTTTAGAATTCTCATATTTGCTTATACGAATAAGCAAATGCAACTAAAAGGAATTAATGAAGGCTTTCAAGATACCGACCTAAAACAGGGGATTGTTTCGGGGTATTTTGCAATTTTCGGGAATAAAGACCTTGACGGAGATATAATTGAACAAGGGGCGTTTACCAAAACAATCCAAGAACGGGGACCAATGGGGAAGAAACTGATTAAGTTTCTCATTGACCACGACAAGACAAAAGTACCCGGAGTGATTACCGAACTCTATGAGGATCAGAAAGGATTGAAATATTCAATGAAAGCAGGAACCCATTTTGAGGGTCAAGACTTCATTAAAATGGTTGAATCTGATATTATAAATCAGCATTCTTTCGGGTTCAAAACCATCAAAGAACAATTCGATCAGCAAGCGAAAGCGAACAGGATCAAAGAAGTAATGATGTTTGAAGGGTCGGCTGTTAAGTTTCTCGGGGCTAATCCTGAAACGACTTACATCGAATCCAAATCATTTGCTGACTACCTAACCAACTTAGAAAAATTCATCAGGACTAGCGATGCCTCCGACGAGTGCATCCAATCAATAGAATCACTTTTAATCAAGCTGAAGCCGGAAAATTCCACTTCAAAGGATAAAAAAGCCGATCATAATAAAATCGAACTTAAACTATCATTTGAAAAATGGAAAATTTAGAACAACTTAAAGCAGACCTACAAAAGTCTATTGACGAAGCAGGAACTGCATTTACCACTAAGGCGGTTAACGCTGAGGCGAAGGCTAAGGAAGCATTTGAAAAAGCTGACTTGGTATTGAAATCACTTGACGGAATGCTAACCAAAGCGGAAGCAATGGAAATGCAAAAGCAATTGGATGCACTTGACTTGAAAAGTCAGCACCAATCTAACGTAAAGGCTGAATCTTTCGCTGATCACTTTGCTAAGGCTTACGCTCCGGCACAAAAGAAATTGGAAGAGTGGAAAGCAAATGGACACCTAAAGGCTCCGATTACTTTCGAGTTTGAAATGAAAGAA